AAAATTTTGTGCGAGTGGTGGTGACTTAGCTTACTATCCTCTATTATTTAAAGCAATGGAATCGACTGAAGGTTCTATCATGGAGTTAGGAATGGGATATGGTTCTACACCTCTACTAAATGAATATGCTACTAAGTACAAACGAGAACTATCTTCCTTTGATTATAATCAAGAGTGGAGATCAAAGTTTGATAACATCCTAAATTCATATCACAAAAGCTATCTTATCAAAGATTGGAACGAAGTATATTCTAACTATCCGACAGCATCAGTTATCTTCATCGACCAATCGCCAGGAGAAGAACGCAAAGTAACTATTGAGAATTATAAGAATACATCCGGTATCTTAGTTATCCATGATACAGAACCGATCGGTGCAGGTGATTATCAAGTGAGACCATTGTTTAGTAAGTTCAAATATAAGGTTGAAGTTCAAACTGATGGAGCATGGGCAACAGCGTTAAGTAATGAGATAGATATTACTAAATGGATAGGGGAGAGATTTGGAGATTATATAATTGTACCTTAAATGTTGCACAAAATCAATAATTAATATACTTATAATATGACAGCAGAACAATACAATGAATGTCAAAAGTACAGAGGGGTTATAAATCTCTTTGTTACTTCAGGACAATGTATAGGAGGATTAGATGGGTTATTTGATTACTATGGTGTAAGAGGGCAAGACAGATCATGTCCTTCCTGCATCAGTCAATTCTTACTTAACAGACATTCTGAACTAACACAATACGAACACGATAACAATCTGTAAGGTAGCATGATAACAATTTGTAAAGTATGTGCCATTATGGATCAGAATATCATTCCGAAAGAATGTGACTGGTGTGAGTTATGCTCTTCATTCATTTGTAAAGAGTGTAAACCTAATCTTATAAGAAGAGGAATGGCAATGATAAAACTTAAACTAAGTATGAATGGCAGCACCAAAATTTAACCTCTATGCATTAGGGAATAATGGAGGGAGAGAAAGGATATTTGCAACACCTGAAGAATTAGAAGCAAAAGTAATTGAGTACTTTAATTGGTGTGTAGAAACAAAGACCGAGATTGCTAAGAATGGATTAGAATTGTTTATCGGTTTTAATTCAAGAAGTACATGGTCTAACTACATGAAACGAGAAGAGTATTTGGACATTTTAAATAGAGCAAAGAAAGCTGTAGTTTATTCTTATGAGTTAGATTTAAGAAGTTTTAAATTTGGTGGTGCTATATTTGCATTAAAGAATTTAGATCCTGATAATTATGTTGATAAAGTAGAAACTGAAAACAAATCTATTGTAACAAATGTCACAGCCGCTTTCGGTAGTTCTGTACAGTCCCCATCAGAATCAGCAGAAGATTCACGAATCGATAGCTAATGGACATCATAAGTACTATGTGTTATCTATCGGTAGACAGTTCGGTAAGTCATTATTGGCTGTCAATCAGGTATTATATTGGTTCTTTAATGTCCCTAACTGTAAGATAGGGTGGGTAAGTCCAATCTACAAACAATCAAAGAAAGTATTTAAAGATATAGAGAATGCCTTTGCAGAGAATCCCCATGTATTCAAGAGTAAGAATGGAACTGAACTTACTTTCACATCGCATAAAAATAGCACTATTGAGTTCTTCAGTGCTGAGCGGTATGATAATATTCGTGGTTTTACCTTTGACTATTTGGTATGTGATGAGTTCGCTTTTATGGATAACGAAGCGTGGACTGAGGTACTTCGTGCGACAGTTCTTGTTCGTGGCAAGAAAGTTCTACTAATCTCTACACCAAAGGGTAAGAATCACTTCCATCAGATATTCAACCTCGAAAATCAAAACAGTCAATATAAGTCATTTCAGATGACATCGTATGACAATCCATTAATCAATCCGACTGAGATAGATGATGCGAGATCAACATTACCTGATCATGTGTTTCGCCAGGAGTACATGGCTGAGTTCGTAGATGGTGGTGCAGGACTATTCAATGATCTAACATTAATCACCAAGTCAGAGAGAACCAATCGGATGTATGCAGGATTAGATATAGGTAGAGCAGATGACTATACTGTTCTGTCTGTGTTCAATGAGACCGGAGAGATGCATTACATTGAGAGATGGAATAAAGATACCTGGTCAAATATCATCGGTAAGGTAATAGCAAGAATAAACGAGTTTAGCTGTTCCACATTCGTTGAGGTGAATGGTATCGGTGATCCTATATTCGAGCAGCTTAGAGATAGAGTGAATGATAGTGGTTTGATTATACCATTCCTTACCACATCAAAAAGTAAGCAGGATATCATTGAACAGTTAGTAGTAGCGAATCAGAATAAAGAAGTAAAGATGTTAGATAGAGACTGGCTTATTAAGGAGTTAGAACTATTCACATACGAATATAATCCAAAGACTAAATCAGTCAGGTACTCAGCACCTAATGGATTCCATGATGATGCTGTAATGGCAACAGCTATCGGATACCATTCCCTAAAAACAAATAAGCATTCCGGTATTTATCATATTGTTTAAGTTGCACAAATCGATTCAATCTTATACTTATAGTTATGGAATGGAAAGATATAAACATTAAGCAGTACCAGGATCTCTGCAAAGAGATTGATGAGGATTATACTGATGATCTCGAAAGGTCAATCGGTATCCTGGCAACATTAACAGATAAGTCAATAGCTTACTACACCGATGAGATTCCCTTAAACAAGCTAAAAGAGAAGCTGCAAGGATTAGCATTCATTAAGGAGAAACCAAAAGCAGTTAAGATACATTCAAAGGTTCGCATCGGTAAGAAACGATTCCGATTCAATCTTAATATGCGTAGTGTATCAGCAGGTCAGTACATTGACTTAACTGAATTAGTAAAGGATAAGGAGAAGATCAATGATAACCTGCATACATTCTTAGCGGTGTTATGTGAGGAGATCAATTGGTATGGTAAAAAGAAAGATACAATAGTAAGTGACAGAGCAAAGTACATCCAGGAGAACATGAGAATGCCGATGGTCTTTAGTTTGAGTGGTTTTTTTTTGTCGAATTATCAGCGATTAATAAAAGGTACAAACGACTTTTTGGAATTGCAGATGAAGAAGCTGAGCAAGAAAACGAAGGAAGCAACAGACCTGGCTTTGTCAAGCATTGGGGATGGTATTATACTTTAGACAATCTAAGCAATAACGATAGAACGAAGTGGGAGTATTTCTTAGAGATGAATGTGATTGAGTTCTTAAATTCATTAAGTTACTTTAAGGATAAGCAGAACTATATTAAGGAGCAGTTAGACCAACAGATGAAGAATGGCAGATAGTCCCCGTAAGATATTAGAGAACTATAAGCAGATTATAATTGATGCCTTAGCTGAATCTTTAAATAAGAATGATAAGGTAGTACAAGGTGGATTAGTTCAAAGCATATCGATTAACATTAGATCGTTTGCTACAAACATGGTGATGGAGATTAGTATGGCAGACTATTGGAAGTTCGTTGATAAAGGGGTTGATGGAACAATGAGAAAACAAGGTAGTCCATATAAGTTTAAGAAAGGGAATATCAAACAAGATGCTGTAAAAAAGTTTGCATTAAATAGAGGAATAACAAGTTATAAGAAACCTGATGGTACTGTAATATTTAATACAAAGAAAGATTTAAAGGATAGGAAAGGGAAGTCAATACCAATGAATAAGAAATTTAAAACTTTATATTGGTTGATAGGCAGAGGTATTGCAAGGAATGGCATCAAGCCGACAAACTTTGTAGACGAAGCATTTGATAATAACATATTAGATAACATGAGTAGAGACCTGTCCACTGCATTAGGCAGAGAGATATTAATAGATTTTAACTTAAATGACATATGATAAAAATATTAATAATAATGTTCTTTAGTTGGTTAATTGTATCTGCTTTTATTTGTATGTCTTTAATTATATATTATAAAATTAGAATCTATTTAATTAAAAGAAAATGATTGTATTATCTATAATTTGTAGCATTTGTTTGGTTATTGTTTTTTATTTTATGTCTAAATCAATGGATAGGCACTATAATAACAAATGGAAAATTTATAAAATAAAAAAGAATATTC